ATGTTAGTTGGAATGGCATCTTCTGAGTATAGTGGAATATCAACAGTAGAATTAAAACATGCTATTCTTGAATCTAGATGTACTGGTATTGGTTCTACAACTTCTCCAATTGAAAATATCATAGCAGAGTATCCTACTGACTATCAGGCTGCTTATTGCTATGTCCAGATAACTGATTGTACTAATAAAGCATATCAGTTATCTGAATTCCTTTGTATTAATGATTATGTTGAGGATGAAGCACAAGAAAGTTATGATGTTCAGTTTGGTGATGTTTATTCTGGTAATGCAGGTTTAGGAACAATAGGGAGTAGAGTTTCAGCTGCTGGAACGATGTCTATTGTCTTTACACCAAATGCTGGTATTGATGTTCATACAAATGTATGGAGTAATGTATTAAAGATTGAAGATGATCTTAAAGATACAATTGACTTTGATAATGGTGCAATAGAATCTGGATTTGGAGATTATGAAGGAACTGACCGTGCTGTTAAGAGGCAATTTGAATTAAAACACAGAACAGATACTATTTTTGAAAAACCATTTGTTGGTGAAGATAGTCGTATTGTAGATGTAGATAATGATACAATTATTCTACCTAATCATTTCTTTGTTACTGGAGAAGAACTTACATACAACCATGCTGGTGCTGGTAAGACAATGGCAGTTGGTATTGCTACTACCAGTGGATTTGTGGGAGTTGGAACAACCAATAAACTGCCTGGAACATTCTATGCAGTTAAGATTGATGATGACTCAATTAAGATCGCAGAGACTGCTGAAAAGGCACTCAAGACAGTTCCAGAAGTAGTTGATATAACAAGTGTTGGTATAGGAACTTCTCATAGATTTAATTCTATTAATCAAAATGCCAAACTTTTGGTTTCTATTGATAATATAATTCAATCTCCAATAGTTTCTACAGCAGTTACATCTCACTTAACTACACAAATTTTAACTACTGATGAGTTTTTAAATCTTTCAGGTATTACTTCAATCTTTGGTGGAGATTTAATTAAGGTTGGTGATGAGATAATGAGGGTTGATGGTGTTGGTATAGGTGTTACTAATAGAATACAGGTCAGAAGACCTTGGATGGGTACAGCACTTGCTGGATATAGCACTGCTACTGTGGTTACAAAAGTTGTTGGCAATTACAACGTTGTTGACAATACTATAAACTTTGTTGCTGCTCCAAGTGGTAATGTTCCTTTAAGCACAAGCACAAATCCACCAGACTCTAGAGATTGGGTTGGTATATCAACTGGATCTAGTTTTGATGGAAGAATGTTTATGAGATCTGGTGTTCCAGATACTTCAGAAGAAACTTATTATAGAAATTATGTTTTTGATAGTCTTTCTGCTCAGTTTACTGGACAAAAGGCAGATTTCACTCTTAAATCAAGTGCATCAAATGTTGCAGGATTAACTACAGATAATGCAATCATTCTGGTTAATGATGTATTCCAAACTCCTGGTACATTAAACAACTATACCTTAGCTCAAACAACAACTGGTATTACTACTATTACATTTACTGGAACTGGTAGTTCTGTTTCTAGTGATCCTAATGTAGGAACACTTCCTCTAGGTGGTGCGATTGTTTCAGTTGCTTCTACAGAGGGATTTGGTTATCAACCACTAATAGGAGCAGGGGGTACTGCAGTTGTTTCTACAGCAGGTACTATTCAGTCTGTAAGTATTGGATATACAGGTTCTGGTTATAGAGTAGGGGTTCAAACTGTATGTAATGTTGCCATTCAAACCTCAACATTACCAGGTACTAATGTTATTGGAATTGGTACTGCTATTATTGAAGAACGTGGATTTATTAGTGGTATTGCTATTACTAATGGATATGTCTTTAACATACCTTTATTCATATCAAATGTTGGATATGACACTGCTACTGGATTAACAACTGTTACTACATCTAGTGCTCATGGGTTCTCAGTTGGTGAAGAAGCAGATATAACTGGTATTGCATTTACATGTCTATCAGTTGGTCCAAAGACGGTAAGTAATTTTGTTTATACTAAAGCAACTGGTATCGCAACAGTTACCACTTCTTCTGCTCACGGTTTTGTTGCTAATGATGATATTATTTTAACAGGATTAGCTGTTACCGAAGGTAGTAGCAATATTCAATATCCAAGATCATCAGATCCATATTACACTGGTTCTAGGATTAGTTCTGTACCAAGTACAACTAGTTTTGTTGTTCAAGTTGGTACAAGTAGTACTGCACTTCAATATACATCTGGTGGTACTGCTCAATTGATTAAGTTACCAACTAATTTCCCTGTTGATAGCACCCCAGTTACTCGTGTTATAGATACAACCACTTTTGCTTTTGATGCTGGTATATCTACACAAACCAATCTCTATAATAGAGGTGGTGTTGTAAGAAGACCACTTAAAGTTATTATTGACGATCCATTACCATATGCAGGTATTGCTTTAACATATTCTTCTTCTAGTCCTTCTGGAGTTGGAACAGGTGGTATTGTTGATGTTGTAGTTGGAATGGCATCAAGCATAATTAGCTTTACTATTACTAATACTGGTAGTGGTTATGGTAATGATGAAATTTTAACTTTACCTATTGGAGGTCCTACGGGTATTCCTACTGATCCATCTAAAGCATATAAGGAATTCCAACTTACTCTCGATCCATGTTTCTATGATGAATTTACTGGTTGGTCTGTTGGTGAATTACAATCATTGGATAATGTTGAGAAATTTATTACTGGAAGTAGACTTGATTTCCCATTAGAACTTAATGGTGAAACAGTAACCATTAGAGGTAGAAAAGGTTCTAAGATTGTTGAACAAGACCTTCTATTAGTATTTGTAAATGATGTTCCTCAAGTTCCTGGTGAAGGATATACTTTCCCAGGTGGTAGTAGCATAACATTTACAGAAGCACCTAAAGAGGGTGATAGTATCCAAATTTTGTTCTATAAAGGAACAGGATCTCAAGATGTTGTTGAAAGAAGAGTTTTAGAAACTGTTAAACCTGGTGATGATTTACAAATAACCCATTTAGCATCTCAAGATTTCTGGTTAGAGGAAGCAGTTAGAGTTCCTATTAGTGTGGATTCTACTGATCGTGTTTCTACACCACCATATTATGGACCAGGAAATACTGCAGATCCTAATTTAAAGAGACCAATTAGTTGGTGTAGACAAACTGAAGATAAGATTATTAACCAAATAGGTGTAGGAAAAGATAGGGAAATTTATGAACCTGTCATTAATCCTTATTCTCCTGTTATTAAATCTGTTGGTATTGGATCAACTATCATTTATGTTGAAAATGCAAGACCTTACTTCGATCCTTATAATGAAGTGGATGATGTTGCTCCTGAAGCAAATGACTTTAAATTCCAAAAGAAAGTTAAGTTTATTTCTCAGGAAGTAAGATCAGGTGCTGCAGGAACTGCTATTGTTTCAGGTCTTGGAACTATTAGTTCTGTTGCTATTTCTACGGGTGGTATTGGATATAGTACAGCAACTGTAAGTTTTGGTAGTACATCATTAAGTGGAGATGCTGTTGGTGTAGTTACTACATCCACACGAGCATATGGAACTCCTGTAATCAGTGCTGCTGGAACTATTACTGGTATTGCAATTACTGCAGTTGGTTCTGGATATACTTCATCCAATCCACCATCTGTCCTTATTAGTCCTCCTGTATGGTCTGAAGAAGAAAATACAGTAGGTAGTTATGAAGGAGATTCGGGTGTTATCGTTGGTTTTGGTACTACAACTGTTGGAGTATCAACAGGATATCAACTAGTATTTGATATACATATTCCTGCATCTTCTGATATGAGAGATGCTAATATTACAGGAACTGCTGTTACTATTAGTGGTATAAGTACTGGTGATTACTTTGTTGTTAATGATTCCAATGTAGGATCTGCATCTACATCCATACGTTCTCTTGCTGCAGATGGTGCTACTATTGGTATTGGAACAGACTTTGTTAATAATGTATATGAAGTTAATACCTTTGAGATAGTTCAATCCCCCACTGGAATTGCTTCTGATGGAGTGGGTATAGGAACTACTCATATGAATAGAGTATTTGTTAAGATAGGTGATAACTTCACATGGACTGGTCAATGGCCTAGTTTCAGTGGAGTTGGAATCCAAACTGGAAATTACTTTGGATCTTATAGTTGGGGTAAGATTAGTCTACCTTCAAGATCTGAAAGCAATACTTATGAAGCCTATACATTAGGAGGGGTTGGTGGAATAACCACTTCTCCAGTGGTAAGGAGATCTAGATCTCTTAAACATAAGGCATACTACACACCCCCAACTTAATCCCTAATAAATAAAGAAAAAATCTCTGTCCAATGGCTGCAATTATAACTGACCAGATTAGGTTGTTGAATGCAAAGAATTTTGTTGCTGGTGTAACATCTACTACCAACGCTTATTATTCTTTCATTGGGTTACCAAATCCCACCGATATTCAAACTGATTGGAATACCGATCCCCCCTCTCCTAAAGATAATTTTACTGAGGAGAATGATTATTGGGATAATATGATTGCGTTGAAAAAGGTCAGTGCAGGAGATTGTAGGCAAGTTGTTACTAAAAGGGTATGGTCATCAGGTACTACCTATGACATGTATAGAGGAGATTATAGTAGATCAAATACTGCTCCTGTATCTGGTGCAACAAATTTATATAACTCAACTTTTTATGTTATAAACAGTGATTATAGAGTTTATATTTGTCTTCAAAATGGTACTGATCCAGATAACCCAAATGGAAGACCTTCACTAGATGAACCAACTTTTACTGATTTAGAACCAAGATCTGCTGGAAGTAGTGGTGATAATTATCTATGGAAGTATCTTTATACTATAAAACCTGCTGATATTATTAAATTTGATTCTACTGACTTTATGCCAGTTCCTTTAGACTGGGAAACTAATGTTGATGATGCAGCAGTTAGAGATAATGCTGTAGATGGATCTATCAAGATAATTACTATCACAAACCGTGGTGAAACTATTGGTCCTTCTGGTGGTACTGAATATACAAAGGTGCCGATTAAAGGTGATGGTTCTGGAGCAGAATGCACAATTACTACAACTAACGACCAACAGGTTGATACCATAGTTGTTTCTAAGCAAGGGTCTGGATACACTTATGGTAGTGTTGCATTAGAAGATGGAGGTGTTCCAACAGGAACAACTATTCCAACTTTCGATGTTATTATTCCACCTCAAGGTGGTCATGGTGCAGACATTTATAGAGAATTGGGAGCAATGAATGTTCTTATATACTCTAGAATTGAAAATGATAATGAAAACCCAGATTTTGTTACTGGTAACCAAGTTGCTAGAGTTGGATTAGTAGAAAATCCTCAAAAATTTGATTCTACTGCACTTTTAGTTGCTGATAAAGCATCTGCTACAAATGCTTTAAGATTAGCTGGTTCTGGTTACAGTTCTGCTGCATTTACTGCAGATAGTTATTTTACACAAACCATTGCTGCTGGATCAACAGCTCAAGGAAGAGTTATTAACTATGATGAAAAAACAGGAGTATTGAAATATTGGCAAGATAGAACTCTTGCAGGATTTAATACTGTTGGAACTGCACAAACTGCTCCTACATATGGATATAATTTAAACCAATTTACTGGTTCTCCAGGAACTGGTGGTAATTTGGAAATTGTTCCTACAACAGGGTCTACTTTGCAGATTGATAATGGATTTACAGGTATATCTACTGTAATAAATAATATAACATATTATCTTGGACAAACTTTTACTGATGGTATTGCTAATCCAGAAGTTAAGAAACATAGTGGTAACATTATTTTTGTTGACAACAGACCTGCTATTACTAGGTCAGTTAACCAAAAAGAAGATATTAAAATAGTATTGCAGTTCTAAAAAATCATGCCACAGCAGACAAATTTAAATGTAGCACCATATTTTGATGATTATGATTCATCAGATGATTTTTATCGTGTCTTATTTAAACCAGGATTTCCTGTTCAGGCTCGAGAGCTAACAACTCTGCAATCTATATTACAAAATCAAATTGAAAAATTTGGTCAGCACTTTTTCAAAGAAGGTGCTAAAGTAATTCCTGGAAATATTGGATATAATCAACTTTATTATGGTGTTCAAATAAGTAATAATTATCAAGGTGTTCCTGTAGCTGCATATGCTGATCAATTGGTTGGGACAAAAATTATAGGACAGAGATCTGGAGTAGGAGCTATTGTAGATTATGTTTTATTACCTGAAGATTCTGAACGTGGACAACTTACTCTTTATATTAATTACTTAAATTCAAGCACCACTAACAATTCTTCTCAAAGTTTTTTTGATGGGGAAGAATTAACTTCAAATGCAACAATTACTTCTGGATTGTTGGGTAATACAACTATTTCTTCTGGAGCTCCATTTGCTGTTACTATACCTGATGCTGCTGCTATAACAGGATCTTCTTTTCATATTCAAGAAGGAGTTTATTTTGTTCATGGTCAATTTGTAGGAGTTGCACAAGAAACTCTTATTCTTGATCAATATGGACAACTACCTAATTATAGAATTGGATTATTTGTTAATGAGGAAATAATTAATTCTGATATTGATGAAAGTTTAAATGATAATTCTCAAGGATATAACAATTTTGCTGCTCCTGGAGCAGATAGATTAAAGATTTCGTTAAGTTTATTTAAAAAATCTTTAGATGATTTTGATGATACTAGTTTTGTAGAATTAGCAGTCGTTAATGATGGTGTATTAAGAACTAATAAAAGTGCTTCATCAATTGATGGTAATGGATTAATAATTGCTGGCGGTGGAGGATCAGGTTCATTAGATTTAACAGATACTCTTGCAAGAAGAACCTTTGACGAAAGTGGTAATTATGATATTAAACCATTTGATATTACAGTTTTTAATTCTTTAGATAATAATATTGGAAATAGAGGTATTTTTCAAGCTGGTCAATTTACACCAAATGGAGGAACTCCTTCTGATGATTTAGCAATATATAAAGTCTCTCCAGGAAAAGCATATGTGAAGGGATATGAAATTGAAATGTTAAATCCAACATTTATCGATTGTCCTAAACCTAGAGATACAAAACTTATAGAAAATCAGTCTATAATTTATAATACTGGTCCCACTTTCAAACTTAATAGTGTATATAGAACTCCGACAGTAGGTATTGGTAGTACATATGTTCTAAGTTTAAGGAGTGAAAGAAAAGGAACTAATGAAGAAAATGCTGCAGGTAATGAAATTGGATATGCTAGAGTTTATGATTTTAGGTTAGAATCACAAAATTATAATTCAACTAATTCAAATTTAGATGAATGGGAACTTGCTTTATATGATGTACAGACATTTACTGAATTAAAATTAAACAATCCAATAACACAATCCGTTCCTGCTATTGTTGAAGGAAAGAGAAGTGGTGCAAAAGCATTTTTACAAGGATCTGTGACTGCTGGATTGGGATTAACTGTTTATGAAAAAACAGGTAACTTTATCAAAAATGAGCAACTTGTAATTAATGGTATTAATAATGGAAGAGTTGCTGTAGCTATTACTGAGTATTCTATTGCGGATGTGCAATCAGTTTATGGTACTGATGATAATTTAGTTGGTATCAATACCTTTAATGCTAATGTAGTTCCCTCAGTATTATTCTCAGTTGGAGTAGCAACTGTAGGTATGGTTACTCATGCAGATAATCAATCAATTATTAAGAGTGCTAATCCAAATTTTCCAGGAATTACAACTGTTGGTAATTTAATTCAATATACAGATTTAGAATATTCACAAGATCCAATTACAGCCAGAGTGGTAAGTGTTGGTGCCTCCTTTGTTAATGTTACAGGTGTTACTACAGTAACTGGAATAGTTGATGGAACACTTCCAAAAACATCTGTTAAAAATGTAAGTGATTTAAGGGTGATGACAACTTTATTAGATCCTTCATCTGATAATACTTTATATACACCTCTTCCTAAGAATAATATTTCAAATGTAGATTTAACTTCTGCTAGTATTGTTATAAGAAAAAGTTTTAGTGTAAGTATTAGTAATGGTCAGTTAAATACCCCATTACCTACATTAAGTGATAATGAATCTTTTCAACCTTTCCAACCAAAGAGATATTCATTAATTGGTGCAGATGGAACGACTTATGACATAACTGCAGATCAATTTGATTTTGGAACAGGTAATACATGTCAAATTCGTGGTTTAACAACTCCATCACAATCTAATAATGGTGCAACTCTTATTGCCACTATTAAAAAAGCAAAACCAAAAGCAAAACAAAAAATAAACAACAAAGTTAAATCTGTTGTTATTAATTATTCAAAAACTCAAGGATCTGGAATTGGAGCAACAACATTAAATGATGGATTGACATATGGAAATTATCCATATGGAACTAGAGTTCAAGATGAGACCATATCAATTAATGATCCAGATATTGTAATGGTTCATGGTATTTTTGAATCAGCAAATACAAGTGATCCATCATGCCCAAAAGCAGTTCTTTCTTCAATAGTTACACAATCTACAACTACTAATGAATTGGTGATTGGTGAGACTATCGTTGGGCAAGATAGTGGATCTGTAGGTATACTTGCAGAAAAGTTAAGTGATTCTCAAATTAGTTTTATTTACAGAAATAAATTTTTATTTAAAGAAGGTGAAACTGTAATTTTTCAAGATTCTTCAGCACAAGCAGTTGTTTCAACTTTAGATTCCCCTAGTTTTGATATATCAGAAAATTATAATTATGGTAGTGGTGGTGAAGTAACTTTTTATAATTATGGAACAATTAAGAAAAAATTTGATGCTGATGCACCATCTAAAAAAATAAAGATATATTATCAAAATGGATCTTTTGAATCTAATGATTCTGGAGATATTGTTACAGTTAATTCTTATGATCAATTTAAATATGGACAAGAATTTCCATCTATTGATGGTGAACCTGTTTCAGATATTATTGATATCCGACCAAGAGTTTCATCAATTACATCAGTTTCGGAAGGTGATAGATCTCCTTTAGAATTCCTTGGAAGAAGTTTTACTGGATCTGGAGATTCTGTACCAAATATTTTAGCATCAGATGAATCTATAGTTATAGATTATTCATTCTATCTTCCTCGAATTGATAGAATTTTCTTAAGTAAGGGAGGAACTTTTCAAGTTAAATTTGGTGAACCATCAGAATCTCCCAAGACACCAGTTCCTGTTGATGATGCAATAGAAGTAGCAAATGTCAAGCTTCCTGCATATCTTTATACTCCCAAGCAGGCTTCTTTACATTTCTTGGATTATCGTAGATATACGATGGCAGACATTAAGAAACTTGATAGAAGAATTCAGAACCTCGAATATTATACAACTCTTTCATTATTAGAAACCAATACAGCTAACTTTTTTGTTCCTGATAATGATGGATTAAATAGGTTTAAATCGGGATTTTTTGTTGATAATTTTACATCTTTTCAAACTCAAGAAGACACTGTAAAAGTTAATTGTTCAATAGATAGAAAACATAAAGAATTACGTCCAAGACATTATACTAATGCTGTTGATTGTATTAGTGGTCCTGTTGTTGGGAATGATACTACTGATGATTTAAGATTTTCTACATTAGAAGGTGTTAATGTAAGAAAATTATCTGATTGTATAACATTAGATTATGCTGATGTTGAATGGTTAAAGCAGAATTTTGCTACAAGGTCTGAAAGTGTTACTCCTTTCTTAATTAGTTTCTGGAATGGAACTATGGAATTGAATCCTGCATCTGATACTTGGGTAGACACTGCAAGGATTGAAGCTAAGATTATTCAGACTGAAGGTAACTATACTGCCACTCTGGAAAATTTGGCAAGAAATGAAGGAGTTGATCCTCAAACTGGTCTTGGTCCTGTTATATGGAATGCATGGGAAACTACATGGACTGGAACTCAAACTAGTGATTGGACAGGTACCACTGAGACAAGATTAACTAATATAAGGAATTTTGCTACATGGCGAAATGAGACTGATGGAGTCCTGTGGCAGAGGAGAGACTGGGAGACTGTAATAAACATTGAGAGAACAACCACCAGAACTGGTACCGCATCAAGAACTGGAACTCAAACTCTTGTTACCGAACAATTTGATCAAGAATCTGTAGGTGATAGGGTAGTTAGTAGGGATCTTGTTCCATTTATGAGATCTAGAAATATTGAATTTATTGCTAAAAAAGTTAAGCCATTAACACAATTATATGGTTTCTTTGATGGACAAAATGTAACTAAGTATTGTGTTCCTAAATTACTTGAAATATCCATGACTTCTGGAACATTCCAAGTTGGTGAGGATGTGATGGGGTTAGTTAATATTACTGGATTAAGTCAAATAACAACGGGACATAGTGTTCCTACTATAACATTTAGAGTTGCACAGTCAAATCATAAAGAAGGTCCATATAATGTTCCTTCAAAAACTTTACGTGAAAATCCTTATACTAATCAACCCTTATCTGCATCTTACTCAAGTACTTCTGATTTATTAAATGTAGATACTTTTGCATTATCTAATGAAGTGCAAGGTAAATATCAGGGATGGGTTGAAAGTGGAATGATTCTTAGAGGTCAAAGTAGTGGAGCATTAGCAACTATTACAAATGTAAGATTATTATCAGATCTTTCAGCATTCTGTGGTGGTTCATTCTTTATTCCTAGTCCCAATAATTTCAATTTCCCAAGATTTGAAACAGGAACAAAAGTCTTTACTATAACAAATGATCCTGAAAATGATGAGGATAATGCAACTACACTGGCTGATGAAACCTTTACTTCTTCTGGAACTCTAGAAACAGTTCAGGAAAACATTCTTTCCATTAGAAATGCAAGAGTTGAACAAAGAGAGGAATTCCAAGACAGGAGTGTTTCCGAAACTCTGGGAACAACAACTATTAGGCAGGAATTAGTTGCCAGGAACACAGATACAACTATGATACGAAGGCTTCAAAGACCTCGGAGAAGATGGGGAGATCCTCTAGCACAATCATTCCAAGTAGAAGATGAAGGTGGAATCTTTTTAACAAAATGTGATTTGTTCTTTAGAACTAAAGATGATGGTGATATACCTTGTATTATTCAATTAAGATCTATGAAGAATGGATACCCAACCCAAGAGGTTCTTCCATTCTCTGAAATTGTATTAGATCCTTCAGATATTAATATATCAGGAGATGGATCTGTAGCAACTACTGTTACTTTTGGAGCTCCAGTTTATTTGCAAGGTGGTGATACGGATTATGCTATAGCACTATTATCCAACTCAACAAAATATAGTGTTTATATTTCTAGAATTGGTGAAAGTGATCTTTTAACAGATACATATATTTCTAACCAACCATATTTGGGATCTCTCTTTAAGTCCCAGAATGCTTCTACATGGGAACCAAGTCAATGGGAAGATCTCAAATTTACTCTTTATAGAGCGGAATTTGAGACTGCAGGAAGTGTTGAATTCTATAGTCCAGAATTAACTGAAGGAAATAATCAAATTCCAACACTTAAACCAAATTCTATCGTTCTTGGATCTAGAAAAATTAGAGTTGGATTGGGAACTACTGTTGGGGATAGTTATGCTGATGGAAATACATTCAGTCAAGATGGAACTCTTGCAACAGGTAATCTTGTAGGTGCTGGTGGATCTGCAACAGGAACCTTATCTATTGCCAATGTTGGTATTGGATATACACCTCTTGATGGTAATTTAACATTTAGTAGTGTTAACTTAGAAACTGTTACTGGTCATGGAAAGGGTGCTGTTGGTAATGTTTATATTGAAAATGGTGTAGTGGGTGCTTGTACAATTACTTCTGGTGGAAGTGGTTATCAAGTTGGTGATGTTGTTGGTATTACAACTATTGGTCTTTCTACTGGTGGTAGTGGAACTGTTGGTGCTAATGGTAGATTTACCATTACTGGTATTGGAATGACAAATGAACTTATTTTGGACAATGTTCAGGGTAATTTTGCTACTGGTGCTGGTAAGACTATGAGGTATACTAATAGTGCTGGTGTTACAACAGAGTTAAACTTTAGTCATGGTGGTGATGTTCAAATATCTTCAATAGATGTAGAATCTGATGGATTACATTTTAAGGTTAATCATCAAAATCATGGAATGCATTCTACTGAAAATCTAGTTAAGATAATTGATGTTCAGAGTGATATTAAACCTACAAAACTAACTCTTGCATTAGATGAGGGCAATTCCAATAACTTTAGTGTTGAGGATGCTAGTGCCTTTACCAATTTTGAAAATGTTGGAGTTGGAACAACTAATGTTGGATTAGTTAAAATTGGGGATGAGGTTATGAAGTATAATAATGTTACTGGTAATGTAATTACAATATCTGCAAGGGGAAGCAACAAAATTAATTATGCAGTTGGAACACCTGTTTATAAATATGAACTTGGTGGAGTTTCTCTTGCAAGAGTTAATAAAACACATGGTTTATCTACTTCAACATCTACGTCTTCCTCTGGATCAATTGGATTTGATTTTTATAATATTAAAATAGACCAGACAAGTAAAGATCTTGCTGGAACTGAGTTTGATGCTACTGATAGAAGCACTGATGTTGGGTTCCCCAAACTTTACTTTAATCAAACAAAATCTTGTGGTGGATTTGAAATAAAGGCAACTCAAAATATGCCTTTTGAACTTATTACTCCAATTATCCATAACATGACAGTTACTGGTACAACAATTAGTGCTGAAGTAAGAACTACTTCCGCACCTGGTATAAGTGATAGTCATGTTCCATATATTGATCAGGGATTTGAATCAATTACTATAGGTGAAACAAATTATCTTACTAGTCCAAGAGCAATTTACTCTAAAGTAAATGAGGATGAAAGGTTGGATAATATTGAGGGTAATAAATCATTACAAATAAGAGTGAGTTTAGGAACTGTTGATCCTAGATTAAGTCCTGTGTTAGATGCTCAAAGAATTTGTACAATTCTTACATCTAATAGAGTTAATGACATTGTTACTAACTATGCAACAGATTCAAGAGTAAAAACTCTTACTGATGATCCTACTGCTTGTCAGTATATTAGTAAGGAAATAGCATTAGAGAATCCAGCAACTTCTGTCAAAATATTACTAGCTGCTCATATTCATCCTTCTGCTAATGTTAGGGCATTCTATGCTATTGGTGATAAAGAGAAATTTGACCCAATCTTCACCCCTTTCCCTGGATTTAATAATCTAAACAATAGGGGTCAAGTTGTAAATTCTCAAGATAATGATGGACAATCTGATAAATTTGTTCCTAAAATGAATCAATATGGGTTTGGAGAAACAACAAACTTTAGTGATTATGCGTTTACTGCAGATAGTTTACCTGCATTTAGATATTATAGAATTAAACTTCTATTAACTGGTACTAGTCAGGTTTATGTTCCTAGAATTAAAGATCTAAGAGTGATGGCACTAGCATAGTATGGAACAATATAACATTGAAGGACATGCTGATTTGGCAAGAGATCCTGCAACAGGTGCAATAGTGAATGTAAATTCTCTAGATTATACACATTATACAGCAAGTCGTAATGCTAAAAAAACACGGAATGAAAGAGTTGATTGCATGGAAGAAGATCTTGCTAGTTTAAAAGGTGAAATTGGTGAAATTAAATCTCTACTAAAGGAATTAGTCAATGGCAAGTAAAAATCTGACATTTGATCCAGATGCAGGAGTACCATATGCTGCTAATTTAGCACTTTATACTGGTGCAGATTTTAAGACTACTTTTAACGTAGTTGATACTTCTGATGTTGCATATGATTTCCAAGGATTAACTACCACTTCAGTTTGGACAGGATCTGCTCAAATGCAAAAAAGTGCAGGTATTGGTGCTACTACCACTCCTACAGGAACCTTTAATGTAGGGTTTACTAGTGCTGGTGGTGGCATATTTAATATATCAATGGGATCTACTGATACAAGAGATTTATCAGAGGGTAGATATGAATATAATGTTCTAGTAAGTTCAGGAGCAACAATTTATAATATAGTAAATGGCAATATTCTAGTTTACACTGGTATTGCTTCTGCACCATCCTAAATATTGTAGAGGTATTGTATAAATGGCACAACCAGCAAGTAGATCTGAATTTAAACAGTATTGCTTAAGGCAATTGGGTGCTCCCGTGCTGGAGATTAATGTTGCTGATGAACAATGTGAAGATAGAATTGATGACGCTATTCAATTTTTTCAAGAAAGGCATTTTGATGGTGTAGTTAGAACTTATCTTAAATATCAAATAACTCAAGCTGATATTGATAGAGGAAGAGCATCTGTATTGACAGGAAAGGATAGAACAGGAATAACAACAGAAACTGCATCATCCAATATTGCAGGAACAGATACAGAATTTAGTTGGTATGAAAATAGTAATTATATACAAGTTCCACCATCAGTAATAGGTGTAGAAAAGATATTTCGTTTTGGTGGAAGTAATGCAATATCCAATAATATGTTCAGTATTAAGTATCAGTTATTCTTAAATGATATTGCTTTTAATATGGGATATAATGGACTCTTAAGTTATGCAATGACACAGACTTATTTGTCTGATATTGATTTTCTATTAACTACTG